ATAATAAGGCGTTTTATTTCGCCTTTATTAACTTTCTCTAATGTATCCGCTAACGTTTTATGAAATTCAGCAGCTATAAATTTTTTTCCAGTATTTTCTTTAAATATATAACGAGTAAAAAACAAAAGAGAATTTTCGCATTTTTCTTTTATTATTTCGTTAATACTCATTTTCTAAAATATCGTCAATTTTATCTTTAGCTTCTTTTGATAATTTACTGGTGCTAACTTGCGCAGTCATTTCGACTTCTTTACGTTCAATATAACCTCGTTTTTTTCCTTTTGTTTTTAAATAGAATATTGTTGCGGTTGTATTGCCTTCTTTGATTTGTTTATGCAATTGGCTTTCTGCAAAATCTAAAGTCATATTTTGAAGTTCATCAACTGATTCTCTAAACTTTTTATCGTTGTTGTAATATTTATAAAAAGTTGATCTATTGCAACCGACTATTTTGCAAGCCGTTGTAACAATTCCAAGCGATTGTTCTAGCGCCTCTAATAAACTGCTTTTTAATATGTTGGTTTTTGTCGTCATATTGCAAATTTAAAAAAATATAAATACATAAAAAAACCTCCTATTTCTAGAAGGTTGTTAAATAGCTTATCGGGTGTTTCCCTTCACTCACTATTCCAAGGCGTCCCTTGTTTATTTTTGTTGAATCATAGCAGCTTCAATTGAAGTTGTTCCGATTAAATATGTTAAAAATTCTCTTTTTTTATTTTCATCTTTCATTACTTCAAAAAATTCTTTTCTTTCCTTTTTATTCATATCAAAAGCCGCCATAGTTAAAACATCTTTTAACATTCCCCATCCTTCTTTTGTTTGTGTAAATTCTATATTTCTAATAGCTTGTTCTTTTACTCTTTGTACTCTTGTTTTTGTAGTTGTCATAATATTTGTTTTTAGTGTTATTAATTTCTTACACTACAAATATAAAAGAATTTTTTCAATTACAAAACTTTTTAAAAGTATTTTTTCATTTTTTTACGAAAACTTTACGAAAACTTTTACTTTCCACACATTTCACAAACTTCTTTATCGCTTTGATCGTCTTTATTTTCTTCATCTTCAATAGGTAAATCAAAAACTGGTAAATCAACGCCCCATTCAGATAATTGCTGAACGTTCCATTCATTTGCTAATATATCCCAGTCCCATTCGCCAAACCCTGAGTTATCCTTTATTATAAATTCTCGTTTTTGTTGCTCGGTTAAATTAAATACTTGGTAAATCCATACTTCAAATATTCCAGCAGATTTACACGCTCTTAATCTCATATTTCCGCCTAATATTGTCATTGTTTCATCTACAACAATAGGCCGTATTTCCAACATTTCAGGAAACGTTTTAATTGACTTAACTAATTTTTTAAATTTAGCGTTTTTTATTAATCTAGGATTTCCTGGAGTTTCTTTTATACTTTTAATATTTACAAGTTTTTTCACAACAATTTAGTATCTTAATTGTATTTGAAAAAATAATAAATAAATATTTATTTCTTTAAATTCAAAACCTACTTCAGGTTTAAAGTATTGCCAACCGACTAGCATAGCATCAGGCGCTAACAATATTAAATTTATTTCCATTTTATTATTTTATACCTTCCAATATTTATTGTAAAGATATAAATATAATTCCCAAACCTTATTGCAAGCCTCTACATTGTCGTAAATGTTTGATGATACGTTTATGCTACCATTGTTATTAATTTCTACTTTTAAGCCTTTTTTTGTAGGTTTTACGCCTACTTTTATATTGTTATTAATGCACCATTGCATCGCCTTTTGATGCTGTTCTGTTACTTGCGCAAATTTCTGTTTCTTTTTTGGCATATTTAAAACATTCTAATTTGTTGCTGATGCTCTTTTAACCTTTTCATAGCTGCATTATAATATTCAGTGTCTAAATCACAAGCAGTTAAATGATACCCTCTATTATGGCAAGCCAAAGCAATTGAGCCACTACCTAAATGCGTGTCTAATATTTTATCTCCTTCCTTTGCGTAATTATCTAAAAGCCACTCGTAAAGTCTTATTGGTTTTTGCGTTGGATGAAACCTATCTTCTTTGTTTTTCATATCGTATTGTATCATTCCATTCCAAGTAATTTTTTTCATTCTTAAACCACAATCAAAAGAGGTATAAGCTAACTCGCCATCACTAAAATTATTATAACCATTATCTTTATCCCAAAATATCCATCCACTTTTAGGTTTTAGTAAGTGAGCAAAGTAATTACCTCCCCAAATAATTTGGTTTTTACTAACTCTTTTTAACTCTTTAAAATACTCTAATGATGGTATTTCAGTATCCCAATCTTTAGCCTTGTAGTTTCTTTTTTTAGCAGCAGCCTTACCATATTTCTGCCCTGCCATTTTACCTGCTTTATTTGCGTGGTCTATACCATAAGGAGGGTCTACAATAGCCAAGTCAAAGTAGTTATCCTCATACCTTGCCATCAGTTCCATATTGTCTTCGTTTGTTATTTTTATCATATTATTTAAATTTTTAAAAAGGTAAATCGTCTGTAATTACTTCAAACTTTTTTGTAGCTAAATCAACATCTTTATAAATACCGCCTTCATTAAAATCTGGTGCAATATCAAATTCGCCAAGCTGACCATTTTCTTTTCGCTTAACCTTTTCAACATACATTTTAACAATATCGGATTTAAATTTAGTTTTTTGCCCAATACAACGAAATACAATCATTCCATTATATGCTTTATTAAAAAAATCAGCACTTCCTGAAATATCGTACAAAGTTGGTTTTTTATAGTTTCCATTTTCAGATTCTATTTTTCTAGGGTGTGCTACTAAAAACAAATGCGTATTTGTTTGCTGACAAAATTGCGTTATTTGTGATAATGCTCGCCCAATATAAGAATGGTCTTTTTGTGCTGAATGATCCAACATATTCCAAGGATCAATAACACAAACATTTATACCTTTTTGAAATACTAACTCTCTAAAAGCGTTTAAAATACCTTCCAGCGTTAAATTTTCTAAATCTATTTTAACCCAATAAAAATGATCTTCTATAAAATCTTTTGTATTATTTAAATCAGTATTGTCACAATTTTTTTCATTTAATTTATTTGCGATTCTTTTTATATGGCCCTCATAAGGAAATGACTCAGGCGAAAACATTGCGCAACGCATATCAAAATTAGTCGCCATATTGCAACATATTTGATCCACAACATCAGATTTTCCTGAATTTGGTATTCCAGTAACAACAGTCCATTCGCCAAATGCTAACTTAAACCAGTTGTCGGAATTTGGCAATCCAATAGAATAATTTTTTACGCCATTCTCATTATAGTTTAAAACGTTTTGCCAAATGTTATCTATATTTAAAACGCCCTCTAAAGGAAAATTTTTAGCGTCTTTTATATAGTTTCTTAAAGTTTCAGCACCCTTTGAAATTAGTACTTCGTTAGCGTCTTTAAAATCGCCAAACTCAACATATTTACATTTGTAAGCGCCAAACCTTCTTGCTAATTCGTTTCGGAGTTCGATTCCCGCCTTGTCGTTGTCGGTGCAAATTATAATTTGTTTTTTCTTTTCAAAATACTGAAAACAGTTGTCTAAATATTCAAGCCTTGCATTTCCTTTTGATGCGCCATTTGGAACAGAACAAACTGAATAAATACCAGCTTCGTGTAATGATAAAGCGTCCATTTCGCCCTCAACAATATAAACAGTATCCATTTCTACAATATTGTCTAGGCCATAAAATATAAGTTCAGCACCTGAAACCATTTTAAAATTCTTCTCGGCATCTCTATATTTTACGTTTACAAGTTCTTTGTTTCTGTAATAGTTAAAATTTACGGCTCTTCTTTTTTTACCTACTTGCGGAAAATACTCTAAAGATTCGCCAATTTTCCAATGCTTTAAAGTTGGCTCTGTTATGCCTCGTTTTGAAAACCAATCAATAACACGATCATTTAAATTAACTTTTATGTTTTGCGGTTTTATGTATTCTTGTTTTTTCTGAAATTTTGTTGTGCCACTCCAGCCGCAATTATGGCAATTAAACAAACCTTTGTCAATATCTACTGACAAACTTTTATCACTTTTATTTTTTCTTTTGTGGCTGCATTGTGGGCATTTTGTTTTGAGTTTGCCAGCTGCTTTGTTGCCGACATCAATATTGTAGTCAGATAATGTTTTCATTTTTGTTTGTTTTTGTTTTTGCTAAACTAAAAAAATTATTTCAATTTCAAAGAATATTTAATATTTATTTCTGAAACTTTTTTTTCAATTGTGTTTTTATTCTCGAAATCAGTTGATTTTGGCAGCTTCTTTAAATACCAATTTAAATCTAATTCCTGGAGTTTAAACAAATAAATTCCTTTTGGCGTGCTATTTATATAAATAGGAATATCGCCCATTTGTTTAGACTTATTTACTAAAAAATCAAATTTTGGTTTTTCAATAATTAAATTGTCGTAATGTTTTGATCTGCATTTAAGTTCTATTCTGTTTTTTGTTTCAATATCGTAGCAATCAAATTGAGAAAACCCTT